GCACAGCATTTCCTTTTCAAATGGAAAGAAAGAATGGAAATGGAAGAACAAAATGAAGCCATAGAGCGATTGACTGACTATTGCGATGCTATAGATGAGTATAGTCCCTGTAGAAAATCGCAGGATGGTCCAGGATCAATGTTCTATTGCGGTTTGACCTCTGATGAGGGATACGTCTCTCCCGCAGATCGTAGAGGCGAGTAAGCATGTCGGCAGGGTGCTGACAAAGACAAAAACAACAGGAGAAACGAAGATGAAGAAACTAACAGAAAAAGAAGTTGATGACATTATTGAGATGTTCAAGAGTTTGACAGAGGAAGAAAAATGTGAAGCATTGGAACAATGGCTTGGTGACAAAAACTTCCTTGAAGTCGGCGTAGAAAATGGCGTAGAGGTGGTGCTATAATGAGTAAGCAACATAGAGAAAATAAGAAGAATAGAAAAGCAGCGTTCAAGAGTGGTATGTTTATGGAAGTTATTAGAACAGACCCAAAGAAAGAAACGCTTATTTTGTCTATGCCAGAAGAAATGGCATTCAAGTCAAGTGTAGAAGGTATTCCTATGGATGCAGTAATCAACGGGTTGCCATCAAAGGTAATGTTCTTTGAACATTATGTAGTATATGAGAATAGTAATGGCATTATTACAAAAAATAATGTCTCTTATTCTTTGCACGAGATTGATGGCGTGAAGGCGATTACAGTAGTAGCACAATAATAGAAAGGACAGAAACAAATGGAAAATAAACAAGAAAGAAAAGCAGAGTTTATCGCAAAAGCGTCACAATCATTACATAAAGTTGCCTTTATTATCAATGAAGAAGTAGCAGCAATAACTAATAAATGCTTTCCAGAGTTGAATAAAGTTGATGATAAAGATGGCTTCAAAATATATTTGGACATTATTTCTGTTTATATGGAACATCTAAATAAATATATGAAGAATTGTGTATCAAAAGGAAAGGAAGAATAAAATGAATAAATACTACAAAACAGTTTATACAGTTGAAGTTTTATCTATTGAACCATTAGAATTAGAGCATCTATCAGACCTTCAACAATGGAGAGAGGAAGATAAAATAGTAAGCATATTCCACAATCAAGATGTTCCCGCAGCGAGTGTGGAAATAACAAGAGAACAAATGGAAGAAGAAATGGAAGAAGCATCTGGATGTGATGTAGAAGAAATGTGGGGAGAATAAAAATAAGTGATTAGAATACAACGGATGTTGTTGTTTTTGTTGGAGAAAGGGATGGTTTTGTGAGAGCCATCCCTTTCTTTTATTTATTCCTCTTCAATCCAACAAGCACCTTTCTTCAATAGTGATTTCCATAATACATCAGAAATATAAAATACTTTCTTCTTTTCTCTTGGCACTTCAATACTCTTTACCTCTACAATCTCTTCGGAAGGGGTCTGGGATGGCTCAGGATCGACTTTCTCTATCAAAACCTCTGTCTGGACCTCTTCAATCTTCTTTTGCTCTATAGCCTCTTGTGCGATTTCTTCTGTCTCATTTATAGATTTTGTCTCTATGGCTTGAGCATCAGGATTAGCAGGGACAGATACAGAACTTACTTCAAGCAATAATGATTTTGTTATTACATTCTGAATGCCAGGGTATTCCCTTACTTCGTCGGCAGTAGGCTTTCTTTCTGCTATTGTCAAAAATCCTATACTAAATGTTCTCTTCATTCCATTTTTGAATAACTGATAATCTTTTTCTGCCATTTCAGAAGTGTCAAAGACTAAATCTACTATAATCCTATCTGGATTACGATATAGACCTATACCTTTGCCAATAATGTCATCAGTATTATGTTCAAGACAAAAGAGAGGGTTTTTCTGCCAAATCGTAGTATTCATCCCGTCAGTCAAAATTACATCACCGTCTAAATCGACATCTGATGTAGTGATAATCCCCCTGACTATTCTGTCTTCTTCCAATGTTTTATTTTCTATTTTTATCTTATTTTTTACATCTATTTTTTCTTTATCAAAAGATAGAATAAATGTTTTATATCTGATATTTTCTTTATTTATTTGTTCCATTGCTATTGTCCTCCTTATCTTTGATAAGTGCTTGAATATCTTTTGTTTTTACTTTTATACTTTTGCCATTTATTTTTATTGTTTTATACATTTTATATTCCTGTGTTTGTTTTTGGAGCCACATATACTACTCCAATATCCTGTGGTCTGACTTCCAATCCCATATGTTCTCTAAATTCATCCTTGTCTATGGCTGTAGCCTTCCAGAGTTCAAGCCATTTTGTAAAATCTTCCTGTGGGTCTTCTTCTCGCAAATCAGAAAATTCAAGACAAGAACCAGGTGGAAGTTTCGGAAATTCTGGAAGCAATTGGCTATTCAAGGCGTCTTCAACTATTCCAGCAAAATCACTGATATTACTTATCCATTGATTATTTGAAACTATTGCTGATGCTCTATTACTATCAACTGATGCGAATTTAGCGTATGGATATTTGTAGCATCCGAAGATAGTCTTTATAACGCTCTCCGGATCGCCTATATCAGGTGTCTCCTGCTGTATCTGCTCTATTGTAGGAGGGGTTGAAAGATTAGTAGCAATCAGTTTTCCATGATTTCTATTTCCTTGTAGTTTATTAGACCACATTTCTGTTATCTTTATCATTTCCTCTTCAGAAGTATCAGAAGGAAAATTTATATAGATGTCCGGTCTTTCGCTATTTTTTTGGCGAGAAATATCAGAAATCTGCTTATTATACGTCATGAGTATCTGATTCCATGCCGCTTCCATACAGCCAAGTCCATAGAATCTTTTATAAGGCGAAGGAAGAGAAATACGAATAACATCATTTACATCTATTTTCTTTCCTCTATTATTCATGAGATAGTAATAATCAATAGTTAATCCATCCTTGGCTATTTGTATTTTCATTTCCGTAGGAGGAAACTCTATAAGAGATACTATCTGTCCGTTCTCACGCTGTTTGTAAATGTAACAATCACCATAATTTTGAAGTATCATAAATATACGATATAAAAACTGATAAGAAGTATAAAGAGGAGTGGGATAGTTCATCAAAGCAACAAGAGGATGCTCTGAATCAGTAATAGTAATATAGTTTTCTCCATATTCCATTGATTTCTTGTATAATGGCTTTATTGCCTTTTTATAGTTTGCTATTTTCAAAGTTTTCTTATTTGGCTTTGGAACTTGTAGATATAGTTTAGATGAAGCGAGTTTCTGACTATTCTCTGATGAAGCGATATAAGAATAGTTAAATAAGTATCTGGGTATTTTTGTCAAGTCCCAGCCTTCATAACCAAATATATTTTGTTCATAAATGCTTGAAGTAAGCATTATTTTATTATCTTTTGAAATCTCTTGTGTTTTTTTTGTTTTTGCCATATTTATTTTCCTTATAGGATTATGTTCCTAAGCATACAAATGGTTTTCTCTCTGGTTGGATTTTTATTACTGCTAAGCCTAATGCCATAAAATAGTCCCCGTGGCCAAAGCCTTCTCCAACACTTTCATATCTACAATTCTTATTTTCTGTCATAACTGTCCTCATAGACATCAAATCGTTTCTTATTATTTCATCTTTGGGTATTTCTATTAGTTCTTTTTCAGCCAGTTTTCTCAAATTTTCGCACAAAAATGCCTTCTTCTCACTCGTTATAGCCACCTCTTCTGCTCCATTACCGTGTTCCATTTTGAGCATTTCCGAGATTGACCGTCCTTGTGCTCCCATGTCACAAGCAATATAATGAACAGAGGGATGAGAGCAAATCTCTTTTGTTATTTCCATTTGTTCAGGTAATCTCATTTCTGTCATTTCTCTTATACATACTGTTCTATATTTCTTTTTTCCTTCTACAAAATATTCTTCCAGCACCCAAATGACTGAATAAGCACCTTTTCGTCCAGGGTCAATGCCAATATATAGTTTGCCGTATTTTATATCTTTTGACAAATAGTTTGGCACATTATTTATTGTTGCTATTTTATTGTAAATATAATCTGTTATTATAGTATCACCAGAAGATGCTGGCATACACTCATATTCCTGTTTCCAAGCATAAGAAGATACTTCGTTTTTCTTTTCATCAATAAACAATCTATTCATTTCTTCTTTATTCAACTTTAATCTATCATAATCATTATTTGATTTATAAATGAGTTCTGCTATTCCATCTCTAACAGCATCATAAATGTCTACCTTCATACTAAACCAAGATGGCTTTGTATGTGCTTCTTGATATAGGCGATAAAACTCGTTTGCTATTCCATTGAAAGTAGAAATAATGCGTAGTTGTCCAGAGTTCCAAGTAGTAGCAGGTTCAGCAGCCATATATAGTTCTTTTTGTTGTTCGTGGAAAGCAAACTCATCGAGGGTTACATCACATTCTTTTTTGCCGCGAATATTATCAGGGTTGGACGAAAGTGCAACTATTTCTGATTTATTTGGCATTATTATTTTTTCAGAAGTAATAATGCAATCATCTATTAGTTCCATTTTTTCCAAAAATCTAATACAAGATTTTATAAACTCGTTTGAACTATCTTGTTTTTGAGATATAAAATAATGATTTTGTCTTCTATCAAGACGCTTTATTATGGACCAATATGCTTCTGTCTCAGTTAGTCCTATTTGTCTGGACTTTGCTATTATACATTTTCTTTTTTTTGTAGAAAACCATTGTTTTTGGTATGGTAATAAATTCATTATACCTCATCTACTAATCCCAGATTTTTCAATATAGTATCTTTTATTAGTTTTGTTTTTTCTTCTATGGATAAAGTTGATTCTACTTTGGCTTCTATTTGTGTTTTTGGCTTAGATACAATAAATTCCATTAGTAATTTTCTATTTATACTTCTTATTTTAGCATCTTTATGATTTATATCTTCCAATAATCCTTTTACAAGATTATCAAAATCTTCTTCAGTTATACATTCAAATAATCTATCTCTAAAATCATTTCTTACCGCTCTAACTATATTCGTACCGGCAGCAGCCCTATTCCCAATAGCGAATGTGCCATCTGGATTTCTTCCGTCATCTTCCGTATGTACGGATTTTTTATTTTGTTCTAACTCTTTATTTTCCATATATTTATACCTTTTTTATATTTTCCACAATATCTAAAAGACAATAAAGAAAAATATAACAACATAATTTATCCTATAAAAGCGTAACTATGCTCTGATGTTCTGATGCTCCGTTGTTTTATCCTAACTCACAATAATAATTTGGCTTCCATATCCTGTTGCAAAACCCTCATCTGTCATAGACCAATTATCTACTTGATTAAAATCACCTTGGTTAGAGTTATTTACTCTGGAATATATTCCGCCTCTTACGCCAGTTGATATAGCAGTATCTGTGATAGATACATAACTAGTACCACCTAATAGGTATTCAATTGCAGACCCGTTAGTCACAAATCTATGTAGTATTGTGTCTACATATGTCCAGGAGGCAGAGCCTAAATTAGTATGCGTGCCTGTTACGCATTTATCAATATAAGCAGTATTGGCAGTACGAGAAACATATCCGATATAGGCAGTAGTAGCGGCAGAAGAAAATCTTCCGCAAGGTCCGACTAATCCCGCTTGAGCGGAAGTAATATAATAGCCAGTTACTTCTAATGCCATATCAGATGCGGATAAATCCTCCTCATATCTGGCGTATGTCTTTACCTGCCAACCATTACCACCACCAGTAACACATTTGTTATTAGAGTAATACCATCCACCATATGGGTTTATTAAATTCCACGGAGGACTAACTAATGTAGTATAGTTAGTATGTCCATTAAAATCATCCGAATAGGTTGTTTGTCGTGGCAGAGGCATATCTTTGCTATCCCATTTATCCGGCTTAATGGTATTAAAATCAATTTTGTATTTCTCCATTACTGACGTAATGTATTTTTGGTGAGAATTACTATTGTTTTTTTTAGATTCATCATATACTTCAATCAAATCATTAGTTAATAATGATTTGATTTTATTGGTATGTTTATGTTTACCCCAGACAAACTTTTCCGAATAGACCATGCTATGTCCCTGTAAATATATCTCTAACATACCTCTTTGCGTTGGAACAAGAGGCTTACATGCATCTAATCCTAACGGGTCGGAACCAATAGTTAGATGGTCAAAAAGTAAATGGACTAATCTATCTCCATTAGGTCTATATCCTGTTGCTGACTGCCAAGCATCTTGCATCAAAGAGGTAGTGGTTATATCTCTACAATCCCCTTCTGCAAGAAATATATAATCACTATTAAGTGACTGAATACTCCAAATTAATCCTACTCGTCTTGTATCTCCAAGGTCTTTTCCTTTATTGCCGCAATCAATTATACTTCCTAAATCAATACCTTTTGAATTTGCTGGAAAATGCCAACCATCGGGAATAAGTAATTCCTCATTTTCTTTGGCAGGAGGTTGCCATTCAAGAGGAGCAAGGTAGTATTTGTAATTAGCCATTATTAGTCCTCATCAAAATAAATGTTTATACTCAAATCTGTTGTTGCAACATCTGGACTGGCATCAAAACTCAAATAGATTTGTTTACCAGCAGCAACGCTTCCGGATGCCATAGATGTATCTGTTCTAGTTCCATTAGTTGTATCAATATCATTTATTACTGTCGGTGAACCCAAACCTATTCTATCATCAGCATACTTCAAATCGCCTGTGACTTCTGTAGTAGGGTCTGCATTGCACCTAACTTCTATTTTAGTTATGGTGATGTTTGCGTCTGGTATCCAAATAGGAATAATGCTACTAATACCATAGGCAGTAGCAGGGTTAATTATCGTAAGTGATTTTACTAATGTTAGTCCAGAAAGAGAAGCAGATCCAGATAACCCTGAATAGCCGCTATAGCCACTTATTCCACTACCAGAGAATCCTGAATATCCACTTATACCAGAGACACCATCTTGTCCATTTAATCCAGAATAACCGCTTATGCCAGAAGCACCATTATTTCCGCTTATACCCGAATAGCCCGAATAGCCACTTATTCCACTACCAGAGAATCCTGAATATCCACTTATACCAGAGACACCATCTTGTCCATTTAATCCAGAATAACCGCTATAACCACTATAACCTGAAATTCCATCGGTTCCATTAAGCCCAGAGATGCCACTCCAGCCACTTATACCGGAAGTTCCAGAATAGCCAGAATAGCCAGAATAGCCAGATATACCTGCTCCTCCTGATTGATTCGTCCATTTGGAGCCATCAAAAACTAATGCATCTCCAGAATAAGGAGAAGTAATTTTTACATCAGATAGAGCATTTATATATGATAATGGAATACTCTGTATTTTATTTATTGCCATTTATATTCCTATTGTGTTTTTTTATTACTTGGAAGCATTTTTGATGCTATTTTCGTAGCCAAACTATTATCTGATGCCTTTAGTAAATCTGTCGCCAAATCTAATTTTCCACATATTCTATTCAGTATTGCTGTATTTTCTTTTTGTTCTTTTAAAATTTCTTTGTGGTCTACATCGTTTTTTAAGAGGCTTGTTTCTATTTGCATAATCCTTTCTTTTTGCTGTCCAAAATAAAATACCCATCCTCCTACGATAATAGCGGCACTAAATATAGTTGGGATACTTATTCTTTTCAGAAAATCCCATAATGTTGTTTTTATTATTGTTTTTGTCATTGTTGTTTTTGTTGTTGTTTTTATGAAAATATTCCTCTAATAGTATATTACGATTTATCATTGAATATTTTATGAGAAAAATGTTCAAGATTACAATTGTTCCAAATAGTATTAGTCTCGTGAAAGAGATGTATTCCTATAAAGTCTTTATCTGTATTATGATAGGCTTTATATTCTTGTCCGCTTTTTTCGCAAAAATCTAAAATCCTACGATTTATATCCTGATCCTCGTAGCCATGTCCTATATATTTTTCATCAAAACCATTTATAGATTTTATTATATCTGTTTTGGCGAAGAAGCAGGAATTTCCAACCGGAATAGTTCCTCTCTGTTTATAGTGGTCATCATAAGAAAAAAATACATCTTTGCCATTTCTTATTGATAAATCAAAAGCATCCTCTATGGACAGCCTTCGCCATTTATAGTTGTCCCAATATTCTTTTGACATATTTTTCAAATGTAGACAACTCTTTATTGTTTCATCATTTACAGCATTGGCTATTTCATTTATTTTTTGCGGAACAAGAATATCACAATCTAAAAATCCTACAACTGGAGTAGTAGTTTCATTTATTCCTATATTATATAGTTTTGTTTTGTGAAATATTTTATTCTTTTGTGGCGAAAAAATAAGTCTAACATCATCGGGGAGCATCGGAAGACAGGAAGAGCCACCATCTACTACTATTATTTTGCCAGAATAATATTGTTTCAATCTAAAAATACATAAAGATAAATATTGTTGCTTGTCTTTATGTGTAATTATGATAGTCGATTCTGACATAATCTGAGTGGCTGAACTCGCATCAGCATTCTCTCGTTTCCGGAACGAGTGGATTATCTAATTTTCCCACACTCAGTAAAAAGAATGGCGACACAAAAGGAGAAAAAGGAGAAAAAGTGTCGCCATTCAAAAGGAGATTATTTTACAGCCGTTACGACTGCCTGTGTTTTTGTATCTTGTTCTACATTTTGAGCATTTTTCCAAACCTCAAGCACCTTTGCTACTATTGTTTGAGTATCGGCTATTGTGGCATCTCCGACTTTTTTTATCATGGCAGAAAAATCTATTGTAGAAAGATTAGTTTTGAACGTTTCATTTCCTGCTACTACTTGTGTTACTGCTGTAGTAGTTTTTTTGGCAATATAAGATGAATAGAACCAATATGCCACCAGGATAAATGCTCCACCGGCTCCTATTAGAACTACCCATGGATATGATTCAACTAATATGGCAGTCAAAATAATAAGAACACCAGCACCACCAATATATAAAAGAGGCGTAAATGATTTTGTAAAATAAGCCAAAACACCTCCACCTATTATACAGATTGCACCTATAACAAATAGTATTGTTGCTCCTGCTTTTGCGGCTTCAACAACATAAGAAAAGCCACTCCCGGCTGATATAGTTCCACTTTTTATGCTTGGCATTTTTCCCATATCGAGTTTGGGAAGCCCATTTCCAGAGGAATCAAGTCCTACTGAGGTAGCCATTTGGTCATTTTCTATGCGAGAATATGATGATCCTGCCTTTCCTGGTGTTCCTACGACCTTCATAGATAAGGTCTGTCCTTTTGCTACCTTTGCTACATTACCATCAGGAAGTGGGACAATAGTATATGGATTTTTATCCTGTGTGCAGGATGAAATAGTAAATCCAAGCAAAATAAGAAATGCTACAGAAAGAGTGATAAGAGTTATTATTTTCCACATTATTTTTCTCCAATTCGAATTTCATAAGAATAAGTAGGGAGCGTAGGCTGAGTAGTGGCTTGAATTTGAACCGCTTTTGCTTCTACTTTTGCTGGTGAAGTTGATAGACTATTACATCCAGCGAACATAAACAATAAAATGAATATCAAATAACGCATAAATATCTCCTCACTATATATTACGGATGAATGGTTCCAAACTATCCATTATTTTTTCCGGCAAAATAAAAGCATCCTTATTCCACTTTATAATCTGCCACACTCCATATGGGTCAGGACGAAAATACTTTTTATCTACATAAAGATTTATATTTTTATCATATCCGAAGATTTCTGGATTGGATGGACCCCATAATACTATCATTGGTTTATTTGATTTAGCAAGAAGATGTTGTAGAAATGAGTCAACAGAAATAACGAGTAATGCTTCCTCTGCCAATGATTTTATTTTCGCCAAAGGTAAATCAAAATAGGCGATAGTTCCGTTTATTGGTTTATCTCCCGACAAACCCACGCAATATATATCTATGTCTGGATATTTTTGTTTGAATAAAGAAACAAACTGCTCCCAATATTCCCACGGATAGGTTTTAGCATTTATAGTATTATCAGGATTCTTTCTTGGATTAGGATGGATTAGAATATATTTATTCATTTTCTTTTACCTGTATTTTTATATTATGAGACATTTCTACCTGTTTTATATTTTCAGCACATCCTAAATAATAATATGATTCATTTACTCTTCCTAACCATGTTATTTTGTTATTTGTTATATCTAACAAATAGTATTTTAGATTATCACTTATGCCATTTTTCATTATTTCTCTCCAAATAAATCTGTTTCTTCAAACTTTTCTTCTATTTCTTCTACTTGTGTTTTTACTTTTTGGTATTTTTTTTCTAATAGTGCTTTGTATTTATCTATTGATGCTATTCTTTTATTGGCTATATCAATATAATGCTGGTCTAACTCTATTCCATCCACTTGTGTCCAGCCAGCCAAAAGGCAACCAAGCATTTCTGAACCAGAGCCAGAAAAAGGAACAAGTATCTTTGAATTTTCTGTAGGTGGCTTTATTAGATTTGCCAAATAACGACATAAATCTATTGGCTTGATGCAAGGATGATTATTTTTAGCAGGAGAAATACCTTTTTCTGTGAATGAACCTTTGGCTACATCTGAACGAGTATCAACTTCTATTTCTTCTAAATCTTCACATCCAAGATTGCGTTCTTTTGTAGAACATTTTGGACAATAGAAGAAGCGAGAAGCACCAGCCAATCCATCTCCATAAAAAGATTTTCCATCATCTCCACCAGAAGCATACTTTCCGTATATCTCTCCACCAAATCCCTTTTGTCCAGATTTTACAGGAGCAAATGCACCAGTTTTTCCACTTTGCTCATCAAGCATTTTTCCTGCTTCTTCATCAAGGATAAGATTTGCAGGCCAACGACCTATATGCGTCTCTGTTTTTTTTAGTTGTGTTGCTTTTATTCCATTATTGGCAAAATGCATAGAGGAGTTTGTTGTAGTAATAAGATTTGAACATATATTATCTTCTCCTATTCTACTTCCATCTATATTCATTCCTCCACATCCATATTTTTTACAGTTAGATACATAGTTTTTTTCTATTGGTTTTTGTGCCAATACAATAAATTCAACGCTCGGTTTGAGAGCAGTTCCATATCCTTTCCAATCATTTGTTATTTCTATATCTTCTTTTTTCTCAAAGCATTTGAAGTTGCCATTCAAGTTTCCTATTCCTTTGCGTTTTATTTTGCGGCACGAACCATCTTTGGCTTCTTGTTCCATATACTTACCTATGTTGTGCGATTTTGGAAAACCTTGGCCATAAAGCCAACATAAAGTATCTTTTATCTTCCAGCCGGCATCTTCTATGGCACATACAAGACGATGATATGTCCTTGTTCCCCCAAAGGCCATAAGATAAGCACCTGGCTTACATTTCTTCAAAAGCATTTTCCATACTTTTTTAGAAGGAACAGAATGGTCCCATTTTTTTCCCATGAAGGATAATCCGTAAGGCGGATCTGAAATAATACCATCATAAGTATTATTTTTCATTTTACTACTAACATCAAACACATCTCCTTGAAATATTGTCATTCTTTCTCCTTTTTATATTGCGTAAATCTTTCTATATATCTGTTCCAGTGTTAGTTTATCTTTTTCATTCGCAGCACCAACAAAATAAGGCATAAAATCATTTGGATTTCTTCCTTGATTTTGTATTAGCATTATTCCTTCCTGCTCCGAAATAATAGATAATCCACATCCTTCAAAAATCTCAGCATTATTAGAAGCCAAAAGTATTTTCTTTTCTTTGTGCTTTTCTTTTATTTCTGGTAAAAGATTTTTTAGCACCAAACTATCTCCAACAGCGTTTGTTCTCAAAACTACCAACAACTCATTGAACTTTATATTATTTATTTTTGCCCACTCTTCAAACTTCGCATCGTCCTGCTTCCACAGATTAGTATCACTTTCGCTACGAATGCCACCATAGGCACGATAATGCATTGTTATTACATCCGGCAAATATATAAGTTTGTAGCCATTTTTGTATATCTGATGGCTAAATACACTTTCTTCTCTATGTCCTACGCGAGAAAATGTATATGGATAATCTTTTGCGGCAGAAACACGATACATGAATGATGAATAAATATGCTCTAACTCCTGCTGTGGCATATTTCCTGCCGGATAATACCATTGTAGATTAGGATAAATCTTTATATCTTCCATTTTTATTGATACAAATGTAGGTATTTGCTGTTTATTTTCTTGTGGAGTGATTACTGGACCACAAACTGCTCCAATCGTCTTATCTGCCTCCAGGACAGCCTTATATCGCTCTATGGCATTAGATTGAAGCACTTCATCATCGTCAATCCTGCATATAAAAGAGGTTCGAGCATTGGACAAAGAAAACTGATGATTTGGAACCTGTCCATTAGAGGTTTGTAATACATTTATTTGAACTCCTTTTTGTTTTAGTAGATGAAAAAAATATTGAACAATAGATAGATTAGGTCTTTCCTCATCAAAATATAAATCTATTATTTGTGGAAGAACTGTCTGATTTAGTATGGATTGTAGAGTAAGTGGTAAGGTTGAGTTTCCTCTTCCACGGCTGGATATTTCTATCGCTACTGTGGATTTATCCCATTGTCCAAGCAAAAGATACTCTTGGAATGGCTGTTTTGTCTGATGTATATTTCCATCCATAGACATATAGCATTTCTGGAAACCACGAAAATCATTTTCTTTTAGGCCATAAAGTTTGTGGTGAGGACCCCAAAATCCAGGTGGCTCATTTAGGGGAACAGAAATAATAAGTTTGCGGCAAAAAGATTGAAGTTGTTTTACTATTTCTAATCCATTTTCCAAATGCTCTATTATTTCATAAGCAATAATAATGTCATATTGAGACATTCCTTTTATCCATTCATTTATATCTGCTTGGAAAAAGTTTCCTTTATAGTTTTCTTTTGCGAATTTTATACACTCAGCATCGTGGTCTATGCCTGTATATTCGCAATCTTCAAAGAAACGAGAAGCCCAGCCATTAGAACA